GCTGCGCCCTCCTGCAAGTGTTCTTCCCAAAGCTTTTTCGCTTCATCCGTCGCGCCTAACTTACGAGCCTGTGCCGCAAGAAAGAAACCCAACTCTTCATTTTCAAAAGCGTTCTCAGTAAAACGAAGAATCGCTTGGTCAACCACTTTCGCGGCTTTGCGAAACAGGCCCGGCAGCAACATAGCCTCAACAGGCTGTAGATCGTGCTGCTGCGCGAACTTGTCAAGCTCAAGGGTAAAGCGTTTAGCGGCTTGGGTCACAATTACGTTATCGGTCATCACGTTTCTCCTGTAAGTGAAATTGCATCATAAGGGCATCCGTGTCGATGTGCAACACTTTATTTGAATTAATTGGTTTGTATAAGTGTTTGCATATGGGCACGGCATGTGGTAAGCTGTTGGAAACCAACAACGGAGAACGTGATGAGTTCCGAAATGAAATCAAAGCGCGGCCCATCAGGAGGTGGCGTAGTGATCAATCCCTATTTTGTTATAGGCGAATACCGAACCAAGTATTCAGTTTTGGAGGCGGAGTATTGCTTTTTTGCAAAGTCGTTTCACGACGCGACTATACAAGCGACAGAGCACGGGCTGTTTGATGACAAATTGAAGCGTATCGAGCTGCGACAAGACGGACACTCTGAGGTGTTTTACCCAAAGGAGAAAGTTGATGACTAAGTTGAAAACACAATACGTTCAGCTCACCAACGAAGAGATCGAGCTGCTGTCTACGCTTATGCGTAGCAGCTCCGACGATCCTCGCGTCAACGGGCTGATCGGCACCTGCTTTTGGTTCAAGTGCCACGGCAAGGATGAAGAAGCCGAGCTGAAGTCTCGGTGGACAAGTATCGAGCAAAAGCTCGCTAAGTTTGTGGAGAAGAGTGATGCAGGTTGATAAGAATGTGCCGATACCGCCGAAGGGCGGGGTCAACAAAGCAAACAGCAAGTATCAACACCTAAACAAGATTATCGAATCGTGGGAAGTAGGCGACAGCGTAGCCTTTGAGTTCGTTGCAAAAACTACGGGAAAGGACAGGCGGGCTTCCTATTCGCTCGAAGCAAACGCTCTCATAGGCAGGGCAAAAAAAGCTGCGCAAAAAACATCGATGCGCATTATCGCTGATGAAGGCGTGATTCGAGTGTGGAGGGTGGAATGATGAAAAATCTGATTGAAATGCTACGCAACCACGACTGGTATTTCGAGTACAGCGATGACCACAAGGTGTGGCAGCGCGGGGTGATGCAGCGAGCCGCTATAAATGCTGAGGCTGAGCGCCTTGGCAGACCAGAGCTGGTCGAGCAAGCCTTCGAGGAATACAAGGCTGGGGATCTGGCGTGGTGGCTGGCGGAGCTGGAGGGTGAATGACCAAGGCGATCTTTTTGGAGGGGATTTTAGCGCCCCTGCATCGCCTAAAATGTTTTCTATTGAGTCAATCCCGAAGTCAGTCGCCTCTCAGGTGTATCGAAAATCACATTACTTTGGCGACAAAGACTTCTTGCACGTCTACAGCTTTGGCGCTTTGTTCGACGGCTATTGCTGGGGTGCTCTTACTTTCGGAGTGCCAAACGCTCGAAACATAAATGGGCTTTACAAAAGCCACGAACAACATGGGGTCTTGGAGATTACCCGCCTTGCTTTTGAGCAAGGTGCTCCAAGAAACTCTCCAAGCAGACTGATATCGCAAGCCATAAAAATGGTCAAAAAACGCTACCCTTTGAGGCTGGTTATTACTTACGCAGATACCGCTCAGAATCACGACGGCGGCATCTACAAAGCAAGCAACTTCAAATACCACGGATTGACAGCACAAAAAACCGACTTCGTTCACCCAGACGGTAAAATTCGCAAAATGAAAGGCGTTAAGTATTCAGAAATGGAGGGCGAATGGGTGAAGCGAAGCCGCAAGCACCTTTTCAGTTACGATATTGAAGGAAAAGCCAATGGATAAATATTTCAAGACGCTAGACGCCGCAGCGTTCCGCATGATGTTGGAAGCCGATAGCGACAAAGCTATGAAGCTTTACCGCCATGTGCTCGACAGGCACCATGACGCAGGGCCAGAGGCCGATTACATCATTCGATTATGGAAACAAGAACGAGGCATCAATGCGAAAAATGACAGTAATAGCTGAAGTCAGCGTGAAGACGCTGGTGGATCTCGATGTCCTCGAAGACCTGATCGAAGACGTGATACTCGAAGCCCTTCACCAAGACGAAGAGGTCGAGGTGAAGGTGACTGCGGAGTTTGTGAAGGTGGCTAAATAGGCTGTATGGCTTCGATGAACGGCCTAGCAGCCTCTTGTCGAACTCGCTCCATCTCTGCCGTATCCCGTGGGTCTAAGCCGATAATGCCAAGAGCACCTTCAGTCACAGCTTCCGCTGCGGGGACTAAGCCCTCTTGGAACAAGAACTGAACAGGATCACGGCTAACGCCAATCGGCATACCTGATCGTGTGCGACCCATCTCACCTTCACCCATCAAATACTCGCCTAGAGCGCCCAAACCGCCTTTTACAGCCTCTTTGTAACGCTTTCCTGTCGGTGATGAGGTCTCGAAATCCACCATCGCAGCGGCTCTTCTGCGAGCTGCTTCAGCCTCTTCTGGCGTAGCGCCCATCTCAAACGCAGTCTCGGCCCCGCTCATGCCCATGAACGGCTCGATAACCATGTCAGATAAGCCCTCGTAAGCGACTTCGCCTGCGCCCTTGAGCGCGTCGAGTATGCCGTCGGACTCTTGCATCGATTGAGGGGGCTGACCCTCTTCTGCAAACGAAGACTCTACCTCGCCAGCCGTAGCTTCCAACGCCTGCGCTTCTTCTGGCGACAACGCTTGAAGACCCATAATCCCCGCCGTAACAGGTACGCTAAGCATGGGACGCCGCTTGATAGCCTTACGCTCAATCGTAGAACCGTCTTTTGTAGGCTCGTCCATGTAATATATGCGACTTTCGTACTCTATGCCGTTCTTGTCGGTCACAGTTATCGTGTTTTCGGCAGTTTTTCTTGTTGTGCTCGCTTTTGGATTGAAAACACGACTGACAGACTCTGGGATACCTTTATCGTAAGGTTTGATTAGTTTTGGCTTATCCCACCGATTCGCATGGACAGCGCCGGGAGTAAAAGCAACGCCGTCAAAGCCTTCCTTAGACGCATAATCGAATATGTACTTGATAGCCAAGTCGTTCCAAGCGCCTGTATCGGTAACAAACGGCGCTCGCTCCTGAAACTTGCTGAACGGCGACTGCATATCTTTGCCTTTGACAGCATCCTTGTCCGTCTCGAAAGCACGATAAGCGTTGCGAATTCGGGTCATTGTGTTCGTTGGCAGCCCAGCGCCTGCTAACTTACTTACAAAATTACGCTCAGCTTGGTCTTTGTAATACCGATTTAGTGCGCCAAACGACTCAAGACCAAGCTCTTCCAAAGTTTTTCTTTCGGCAAGCCGATGAATCTCTTGTAGGGTCTCTACAGAGTCTCGATATTTCGAGCTGGTTGGATAACTTGTGTCGCCATGCTGCCCAATATCCATTAGCAAGCCGCCCATCCGCTCTTGCTTGACGTGAGACGGCATGTCTCTGACGTAATCTTCTATCGTTTGGTACGCCATAGCATCCATATCAGCGCCGTCAGGAGATTCAAGGCCATTTTGTAAAATCTGATTCTCTAAGCCTTCTGGAATGCCCTCCATCGAATATGGATTGACATCGTACAACGCTTGGTAGTGCTTGATCATTGCAGGATCAACAAACTCAGGGTCAGTGTTTGCGTAAATCTGATACTCCTGTTCCGCAAGCTCTGCAATAATTCTTTCAGCTTCATACTCTTGGTATACGTTACGCAGTTGGCTCATTGCCCTAGAGCGTATGCCGAACTTCATACTGTCTTTTGGCTTCGTGTCACGAATGTTGTAAGACTCTTCCAAAGCCCTTTTCAAACCTGCCACGACGCCGCTTAACGGAGTGTTGGACTCCACCAATGGCCGAGCAATGTCTTCTAAGTCATCAATCTCTGTTTTTGCCTTCTGCTCCGCGTACTCAACGAGCTTTGGGTCTTTGAATCCGTCTCTACGACCATCTTGGCCCCAGTCAGACTGAAGCTCTTCAACATATAAGATTTTTTCGTCGTTTGGGCCGGGCCTTGTCTTTACCCGAACATGGAATATCTGGTTAGCCTCTTCTGGGTAATGCGTGTCTTCGCTGAACTTTGTCTCAGGAAATTTAAGCTTAAACACAAACTCTCTTGCATCTGTCCCACCATCAAGAGTGTATTTCTCCCACTGATTAGAAAGATCAGATCCTTCTTCCTCAATATCATCGAGCGTTCTGGCCAAAGACCTCAACCGCACTTCCGCTTCGGTTGCAGAGGTGACTTCTGCGTCCGCGCCCGACCTAGACATGTTGTAATAATTCAAAAGCCTTGGGTCTGAGTTTCCAGACAAGTTATACCCACTTTCGTTACCAATCATTGAATATGGGGTTTCGTTGCCGTCAATTAGCATCGTTACCCTCTCTACAGGATCTTCGTAGTAATCAATCTTGGCCCTGTTGGTGGCAAGATTTTCAAGTTCTTCGATGTCTTCGGGTGTTAAATCTTTATACTCAGCATCACCTTGAACCAACCAGTTCGCTATTTTTGACTCGTCAGAATTTACATGTTCAACAAAATCTTCTGAGTAGTACGGATAAGCTGGATTTAATGCTTCATTAACAAGGTCTTCGGCATCCGTTTCGCTATCCAAGTACATCTCTTTGGCATAGGTGTCATCAGTCCTGAACTTAATCGTACCGACTTGATTCATGTCACCGATGCCAAACACCGGCATACCCTCAGTTACTTCGTTTATGTAATTGTAATTCTCAGCGTCTCCAACAGTATCTAAAGCTGCAAGCTCTTTACCGCCCTTATCACTCAAGATGGTACCCATCCTGCCATCTTCCGCCGTGTAATACGGTCTCAGGGTGCCGATTTCATTGCCATCCGCGTCTACCGCATACGAAATCTTGTTCGCTTCTTCAAAGCTGAGCGTTGTCCTGTCGAAGCTTATGTTTAGCGGCGCTCCTTTGCCTGCGCCATACTCAGTTACCTCGAACTCAATTCGATTTTCTTCGATTTGGTTGATGATATCGTCTTGAGTTACTCGGTCTTGCTTGAATAGATCGTTAAGACCCAGCTCTTCCATCTCAGAATCTGACACGCCATTTTTTTTGAACATGCGCCTCGCATCGTCCCCACGCATCTTTTTCTGCGGCAGGTTCAGTGCAATCTCTTCAGCGCGGCTGTAAAAACCAAACTTGTCAGTTTGTGCCTTCTTGATCAATCTACGAAGCATTGCTTAACTCTCAAAAATATCGATGTCGTTGATGTCTATTGAGCCACCTTTAGCTTTGCTTATGTCGGCGGTATCTAAATCTTCAAACTCAGCGTTCACTGAGCGGATGTTTTTGGGGTCGAAAGAAACAACCACGTCCGCTGGCCTGTAAAGCTGAGCTTTGGCATACAGTCGCGCTTCCTTCATGATTTCAGGCGGCACTGCATTCATTTTGTCAAAAGACTCTTTCGTTGTGCCGATTGGCAGCGAAACGTCGTAGCCTTTGTCCCTCAGATATTGCGTGGCATACCGATACTCACCAGCACCACCAACTCCTGCGTCCACAACGCCTTCAACTATCAGACCTTTACGGCCTTGAGACCTTGCAATCCGAGAAAGCTCGTCAGTATCAGTCTCACCCGGCTTTAACTTAAAAACATCCGTAGCAGGCTTTGTAGAACCATCTGGAAACTCCACGACAAGGCCGTCAGTAGGGATTCTGCTCCAAAAGTTACCTTTTTCCGCTGGTCTAACCTTCAAAAACTCCTGTTTGTTAATGTAAACAGGGTAAACCGCTGCATCATCCAAGGATTTTGCATAAGAACTAGCCACTTCAGGCGACGAAGACATGAAAACACCCGTGCCAACCGTCTTGGTCTGACCCGTTTCACGGCTAGGCATACGAAACTCGGTAATATCGGCATCTGCGCCGTGGTAATACACCGTATCGGTGTCAAAACCAGCCTTTTGGGCCTTCGCAAGACGGTCTGCACCCTTCGCAACGCCTCGAATGGCCCTCGCAACGCCACCAACGACGGGAATTACCCCCACACTCTGAAGCGCCGCTGACCCATAGTTACCTTCGCGCAAATTTTCCATCAAACTGGGCGATCTTGGCCCCTGCATGACCATATCAGCAGTAGAAACACCCGCTGCGGGGAACTCAGGGTACTCGCCAGTGATGTCAACCATGCCCAGAGGGTCTGCAAAAGCCCCTCCGATGTTCGCAAGCTGGGCTGGAGTGAGTTTGGGAAGCTCAGGCTCGGGCGTTCTGCCCATCATCGTGCTGACAGAGCCGCCTAAATTGTAGCCAAATATGTCAACTTCACCGCCGTCAGCAAATCTTTTCTCGAATCTGGCCCCAATTTCAGGGTCACCCATCGTTGAAACCCGCGCTGACACGCCAGCAGACGAATTTTTGCCCAAAAAGTTAGGAAAACGCTTCTGAGCACTCAAACTGTACTGGGTTTCACCCTCATCTGGCCGATAGGCGGACACATCGACGCTAGAATTACGGCCCAAGGCACCCTCAAACCGCTTTGAAGCCATGTAATCGTCGCCCATGCGTCGAATATTGATCGGCAAATTCAAACGAGACGCGATTTGGTTGAAAACCAGCTTGTCATTCGGGTCTGGGGAGTCTGCAAGCGCAACAACTTGAGCTATCGCGGCTCCCGTGAAGCCTTCGATGCCACTCAGAGCTTGCACAACCTGATTTTTAACCATGTCTTTGGCTTTTTGCTCAAGCGGATCGATGTATCGACCACGAACCATGCGCTCAAGGCTGTCTAAATCACGATCACGGGTCGAGCCAGTGACTGGGGGAGCGCCAAATAAGTCGATATCGTCCATGCCAGCCATTACGCAGCCTCTCGTTGGCCGTCAAAGCTCTCTTTCAGCAGGTCAAACCACTCATCGAGCGTAATAACCGCTGTCCGAGAGTTATCTCGCGGCAAATTTTCGTTAATCGCGTAAAGCGGCAGGCATACCCTGATCGCTTTGTTGTTGAACTTGTATATCAAAATGGGCGTGTTGTCGCCACAAGCCGCGCAGACCTGATCCCACCACGCGGGTGCATACCACCAGCCAGATTTGTACGCCTTGCACTCAATCGAGTGGCGCGGGATCTGGATGTCGCAAAGGTCAGCGGTTTGATACTGGTCGAGGTTACGCTTGCAGGTGAAACCAAGGGTATGTTGATCGGCAAACGCATTGATGCGCTTCACGATGTCGCGCTCGAATGTCGCACCCTTGTTTCTTGAATCTGCCATCGGGCGAGTTTATGCGAAAAAAAAATAGAAATAAAATTTTTGGGGGGTTACCTTTGCCCTGATCTTCGGATCAAACCCTGCTCATCCACCCCTTGATTTTTGATCATCCCGCAAAAATCGGATGGGCAGGGTACCTACCTTTCCCCATACACATTTTTGGATACTGAGTGCGCCAAACCTTGCTATAGCTATCGCGCTCGCCGCGCTCGCCATATAGGGGTGTACGGGGGTCGCGCCACAGGTCGATCTCTCAGGCTTTTTCCGACCCTATAGGGTTCCTACTGCCGCGCACGGGATCGCCTGATGCGGCGCTGTGGGCCGTCAGGTGCGCGATAAACCAGTCGAGGGTGGGCGATGACCTAGCCCGTATCGGCCCTGCTCAGAGCCACGCGGTCTTGGCGCAACCAGAGCGCCGCTTGCGCGGCGCGTAACGCATTGTTTTTGTTAGGATTTCCCCCAATTTAACATAATATCGGCATTTTTTTGAGATTTTGAGGGGCTGGGCGGGAGGCGGGGCAAGAACG